CCAATCAGAAAGGTTTTTCGGAAGAGTATCGTCAATCTCGGAGTAGCTGAGCGGGAACAGCTTTTCGGAGGTCGCCGTCACGGCGCAGGGTGGGTTTGGAACTCCACGGTTGTTGAACGAGACCTTGGTGACGGACTTTACCTTGGACTGGAAGTCGGCAGGCATGAGGTTCCATATCTCGCCGGAGTTCATCTTCTTGCGCAACTCGGATCCCTCCCACCCACGGTAGCTGGTATTCTTGGCGTTCATGCGGGATTTAATCCCCGCTGAGGTGGTAAGGAACGTGAGTCCCGCCTTGCCCGAACCGTCGGCCAAGTCATCGTGGTTGATGCCGATGATTCGGTACTCGAGCGTCTGCCCGTTCGTGAGCTTGACCGAGAACTTCGTCCCCGCATCCATGGCTGCCCTAGCTTTCGCGTACGCCGGCGACGCCTCGCCCTTGGCGGCGATGTCCTCGGCCACGGCCTCCTGCTCGCCGAGGCTCCAGTCCTTCGCGTCCTTGGCTGCCGCCGCCTGGACGGTCGCGGAATCGGCTCCCGTGGAGCCGTTGCTCTCCGTGCCTCCATTAGTCCCGCTATTGAGCGTGTTACCCACTAGGTTGAACTGGTTCCGGATGGCCCCGGCCACGCCGGGCCCCGCGAACACGATTACCAGGCCGATGACGGCGATGATCAGTACGCACTCGATGATTGATTGCCCTTGGAAGCGGGTCGTTTCAGGAGCGACCCCCCGAGGCGAAATTGCCGCTGCATGCATTGCGACTCCCCTCGTATGGGGATTGATATTGCATCCAGGAGCGTACGATGCGGTACTGAAAACACGTTTTGTCTTGCCGCCGCGGCAATGGTGGGGATTGAGGGATGACTAAGCGAATCAGTCAGTAAGGGAAAATACTGGAAATCAATCCAGTTGACCGTGGCAAGTGTGTAGCCTGGACGTAAGGATTAGATGGGTCACCACGTTTAGGTTGAGGAAGATGGCTGAAGGAATGGGGATGTGACGTTGTTCGGTCGTAAGGACTGAAAGGGTTTGAGTTGTGAAGTGTGAGGGCCGTGACCCTATCAGGAGTCATCATCGGCCTGCCCGATGCATCTGATGGCACTGAAGTCACCGGGGTTTCTCGCGGGCTCGAAGGCGTACTTCTTTCCGCGCCATACGTAGAAACCGTTCTCGCGAATGGCCTTGAGGTCGGCGGGTTTTATGCAATGGCCGTCGGCTCTCACCTTGAAGGTTGTCCCGCATCCCGAAACCAGCCTCCATGAACCATCTTGTGACCAGTGGTTTGATGTGCAGGTGAAGGATTTCTTGTTCTTGGTGATCTTTAGAGCCTGACCGCATTTGGGGCACAGGCCATAGATATCGGCGAAGGCCTTTTCCTGTTTCTCAAATGCGTTGTCCAGTACTGCCGCCGCCTCACGCTTCGTCAGGTGTTCGACATCGATTGCCTCGGCATCGTCACCAAGCATGCGCCTGATCTGCCCAATCTGGGCGCTGGAGGCGGGCTTGTTGCCCCATTTTTTAACAGATTCAGTGTCCCATAGGGATCTGTCTTGGGAGGGTACGGGATAGTGGTCTAACCAGCGGCGAACTGCGGCCTCGGCTTCAGCCTCATCGTCATATTCACGGACGGTCTTGTTGTTGCCGTTGAAATCGACCATGACGCGGTAAAGGATATCGGGGGCGTGCATGCGAACCGACCAGCCCTTGCCTCGGATGACCTTCGAGCCGTCTGCGCGGCGAATCCAAGCGATATTCTGGCTCGATGATGTGAGGTCGACCTTGCGGACGGAAAGAACCCAGCCCTCGGGAGTGTCCTCGGATGCCTCGATACGGTCGCGTAGACCCGACAGAGGGCCACGGACGGCCTTTTTCTCTTTCTCATCGAGGTCACTCGGGTCGATGCCGATCAGGCTCGGAGCCGTGCAGATATCGTTCTTGTCGGAATCGCCCACGCAGTCTATCAGCAGCAGGTTCTTTTTCCTGTACCCCGTTTCGGGGTCCTCGTAGAGACGCAGGCCGCGCCCGACCATCTGCGTATAGAGGGTTGAGTTTCGCGTCGGCCGGGCTAGTAGAATCGTCTCGATGAGAGGCATGTCAGTGCCTTCGGTGAATACACCGAAATTGATGATGACGGGAATCTTTCGAGCGGTGAAGTCCTCGATAATCTGGCGGCGCTCGTCCATTGGGGTCTTGCCATCGACGACCACCGCGCCATCGATGAGTTCGGCCAACGCGTAAGCATGTTTAACCGACGAGGCGAAGATGAGAGTCTGGCCGCGATGGAATCGGCGGTATGCCTCAGCGACCTGCGCGTTCGATTTCGGGCGATTCACGGCGTCGTTTAGGGCGTTCAGCTGGAAGTCTCCCGCGACGCGCTTCACGCCAGCGGTGGACCATTCGACCTCCACCTGCATGCAGTCGATATCGCAGAGGTACCCGCGGCGGATACCCCAGAGGAGATCGCGCTGGAAGACAATATCCTCGAAGATATCGTCCAATCCCCTACCGTCGCCTCGATTCGGCGTCGCCGTGAAACCGATGTGGAGACGGGGTTGCAGGTAATCGATTATCTTGCGGTAGGTTGGCGCTGAGGCATGATGCGCCTCGTCGGTCACAATGAGGTCGAAATCGCCCGGCTTGAAGTTCCGCTCGAGGCGGGTGCCGCGCGATAGGGTCTGCACCGAACCGGAGACGACTGGCTCGCCATCCGAATGCCTTTCGGCTTTCTCGATTCCCACGGGGCAATCGAAATACTTGACTGGCTGCGCCACCAGCTCGTCCCTATGGGACAGAATCAGCATTCGGCCGTGCCTGTGGATGTTCGCGAAAGTGACGGTCTTGCCCAAGCCGGTTGCCATCTGCACCAGATGGGCGCCGCCGTCTAGGTTGTCGATTATGTCGATACATTCCGCTTGGTAGTCCCTTAATTTCAAACCGCTCGCGGACATGTGGCTCCTATCTCATGGAGGCCTGTGCCGCGGATCCGTGGTATGGGTAATTTGCGTTTATGGATTCGCGGCATATGGCCATGAAGTCCGGCCCCTTGTCCAGGCGACGATCGGTCGCATTGAATTACGGAACCCTACGAGACCCTTTCCCTCTCAGGGTAATCGCTGGCAGGAGACGAAGTCTGCTAAAACCGCCTATATCGACCTCACCTGGGTACTCGGTATCCGAAATGGGTCCCGTCATCCTTTGCGCCTTTCGCCAAGTTTTGAGCACTTGCGGACTCTTTCAGGCCCTTAGTGGCCACGTCCTCCGCGCTCGGCGCTTTCCGATGCTGATCAGGCGTCGGGTCGCGCGGCAGGCAACCGGATGAGTCAAGAATAGCCAGTCGGGCGGTTTTAGGTTGGCTGGAAAGATGCCGCTGCGGCAGGCAAATAGCGTTGTGTTGCGTCTTGAGATAGGTGCTGTCAAGCGGGTGGGGTAAAGTCGGGTCGATAGACGCATAGGTAGGTGGTTATCGAGCGGGTAGATTTTGTGGGGAGTTTGAACGAAATATGGAGACGGTTCGGTAGCGGGGAGGGCGGCGCGTAGCTGGAGCGATGGTTATCTTAGGCTGTGCGATCGGGTTGGGTCGTGCGGGTCGTGATACCTTAGCGATGGTGCAGATAGCGTGGCGGTGTGGCGCAGGTAGCGAGCTACCGCGTAACTAGATTGGCAGGAATGGACAAATAGGCGCGAAATAAGGCTTCTGCTTTGCTGTATGAGGGATGATAACAAGGTGTTTTGCTGCGGGGCACCTTTTGGGGGCGCCCCGTGTGTTTGGCAGAGTGCTTGGGGGCAAAAAAGCCCGCGCGGAATTGTGCAGGCTTTTCAATAGATGCAGATGGATTTAGAAGCACCAAGCTAGAAGCACCAAGCGGGACAGACGCAAAGCAAGCCAGCCGCGCCATCAGTATTCGACGGATTGCCGCTGTAGCCGACACAGAAGTATCTCGTCGTAGAGCTGAACGGACTCACCGAACGCTCCCACCAATGGTAGCCAATCTGCAGGCAGGCATTTTCAGAATGGTTCTCCGTCACCTTGCCCTTGAAAGCCTCATACTGGAAACCCTCGGAGGAAGTCCAGGGATACTCGGCTGCCCAGTAGGAGGTGGGGACGATCTCGGAGTGGCTGAGCAGGAACAGTTTGTCCGAGGTGGCCGTCACGGCGGCATTCTTGTCGGTTCCGCCGACGTTGTTCGTCAGCTTCCTGACCGATTTCACCTTGGACTGGAAGTCGGCGGGCATGAGGTTCCAGATTTCGCCGGAGTTCATCTTCGCGCGGAGTTTGGACTTCTCCCAACCGCCAACGTTGGTTTCTGGTGCGTTCACGCTGGAAGAAATATTCCTCGAGGTGGTGAGGAACGTCAGGCCCGCTTTACCGCTTCCATCGGCCAAATCATCGTGGTCGATGCCGATGATCTTGTACTCAAGCGTCTGCCCGTCCGTCAGCTTCATCGAGAACTTCGTTCCCGTGTCCATCGCGGCCTTCGCCTTGGCGTAGGCGCGCGACGCCTCGCCCTTCGCAGCGATGTCCTCGGCCACGGCCTTCTGCTCGTCGAGCGTCCAGTCCTTGGCATCCTTGGCGACAGCCGCCTGGACTGCTGCGGATACGCCACCCTCTGAGCCTCCGCCCGTAGAGCCGCCGGTCGTCCCGTTGTTGACCGTGTTTCCGACCAGGTTGAACTGGTTTCGGATGGCACCGGAGACCTGCGGTCCCGCGAATACCACCACCAGGCCGATGATTGCGATGATCAGGACGTACTCGATGATGGATTGACCTCGAAGGCGGGCACTCCTAGGAGATACCCCCCCCCCGAGGCGAAAATGCCGCTGCATGCATATGCGGCTCCCTTCGCTCAGGGTTTGCAGATACATCACCGAGCGTAGGACAGGCGTGGCAATCCGCCACGGTCTTGCCGTTGCGGCATTAGTTTATTTAGGAGATCGGACCCATGTAAAAGTCCCAAGACGCAACGACGTCGAGAGGACAGTTCCATGGTTCAGGCCACCGATTCAGAAGTAAAAAATGCAATCGAGAAGGTTCACGTACCGCCTATCAAGACGCAGGGCATCAAGACAAAGCTCGTTCCTTGGATTTCGCAATACGCTTCGCTTGATGCCCAAACGGTTTGGGTCGAGCCGTTTATGGGCTCGGGCGTCGTCGGCTTCAATCTCGCGCCGAAGCGGGCACTGTTCTCGGACACGAACGTCCATATCATCGACTTCTACCGTTCCATCCAGGACGGAGAGCTTACCGCCGCGAGCTGTAGGAAGTTCCTCGAATCCGAAGGCGCCCGCCTGAAATCGAGGGGGGGGGATTACTACTATGAGGTCCGGGACCGCTTCAATGAATCGCATGACCCGTATGATTTCCTCTTCCTCAACAGGTCTTGCTTCAATGGGCTTATGAGGTTCAACCGCCAGCACCGCTACAACGTCCCCTATGGACACAACGACAACCGTTTCTCCAAGGCGTACGTCACGAAGATCGTGAATCAGGTCGAGTACGTCCAAGCAAAGATCACCGAGAATGATTGGGAGTTCCTAGCCATGAGCTACGGGGACGCCATAGATGCCTCGCCTAGCAATTCCCTCATCTATTGCGACCCGCCCTATATAGGCCTCACGAGCACCTATTACGACACCTGGGACGAGGAGAAGGAGAAGGGGCTGCACGATTCACTCATGGAAAGCGGATGCAGGTTCATGGTCTCCTCGTGGGCGCACAACGACTACAGAAGCAATGAACTCATCGGCACGCTTTGGTCGGATTGCCACGTCTCCTACGCAGACCATGCCTATATCGTCAACGGAAAGCACAAGCCCGTGGTCGAGGTGCTGCTGACGAACTATGTAACGGAGTGGCGGGGGGGGGTCGTGTTGCCGGGGAGGCAAGACTACCGAAGGTGAATTCACCTTCGGTAGGTTGGGCGAAACATAGCCCAGCACCGAAAAGGGGTCCCATGGAGACCACTACCGAAAAGGCATCCGATAGCCTGAAAATCGGAATGACAGCCGAAGACACCTTCGAACCTCGGCTTATCAACGGAGACTGCCTCGATTGGCTCAGGACACTCGCCGGCAGCAGCGTGGATCTCATTCTGACCGACCCGCCCTATAACCTTGGGCAATTCATGCGCGACCGTGCTACCAACCTCAAGGCTATGAGGGAAAACTATTTCGGCGCGGCCGGATGGGATGATTCGGATTGCAATCAATGGGCCGAGACTATGAATGGGTTTCTATCTGAAGCTGCCCGCGTCCTGAAACCAGGCGGCTCGTTGGTTGTTTTCATGGCCGTAATCAAGGTGGAGACGTTCGTGCGGCTCGCGCAGGAGAACGGGTTCTACTACAAGACGACGGGGACTTGGCACAAGCTCAACCCGATGCCGCGGAACATGAACCTGCACTTCATTAACTCCACCGAGTCTTGGATCTACTTCACCTACGGTGCTAGGACGGGAACGTTCAACAATTGCGGCCATGCGGTCCATGACTTTTTCGAGACGCCAGTTACCCCCAGAAACGAACGGAGCTATGGGAAACATCCTACGCAGAAACCCGTGGGCCTCATGGAGCAGTTCGTGGGGTTGCTCTCGAATCCGGGAGATCTCGTTCTCGACCCGTTCATGGGAAGCGGCAGCTCAGGCGTCGCCGCGCTTGAGGCAGGACGCAGGTTCTGCGGCATCGAGGTCGATCCATACTATTTCGATATCGCCAGCAAGCGCATGCGAGAAGTGATGGGCAATGACAGGCAACTCAAGTCTCGGCGCGACAGCCATCCCGATGAAGAATCAACGGGAGGCATTCGATAATGAAACCGACTGTGATTGACCTGTTCGCGGGCGTGGGAGGATTCTCCCTCGGCTTCGAGCGGGCTGGATTCGATATCGTCCTCGCGAACGAATACGACAAGTCCATCGCCCACGCATATTCGGAAAACCGGCCGGGTATCCCAATGATCGTCGAGGACATCACAAGGCTCTCCATCGGGGAGACTTTTGACCGCTTTCGGGGCAAGACGACCGTCATCATCGGCGGGCCTCCGTGCCAGGGTTTCTCGCAAAAGGGAAAGCGGAAGAGTGTCAACGACCCCAGAAACTTCCTGTTCCGATATTACTTCGAGGTCGTCGACCGCGTACGCCCGCGATACTTCGTCATCGAGAACGTGCCGAACCTGCTCACCACCGAGCACGGGTATTTCAAGCAGGAAATCATCGAGCTTTTCGGCGGCATAGGCTATGCCCTGAGCTGTGGGATTCTTTGCGCGTCGGACTTCGGGGTTCCGCAGGACAGACGTCGCACCTGCATCATCGGACGGCATGGCGATACCGCCGTGGAGCTCCCGCGTCCCACGAGAACCCGCACAACGGTCTGGGACGCGATCAGCGACCTAGCATATCTTAATTCGGGAGAGGGCGAGGAGGTGCAGGATTATCGGCTCGATGCTCAGTCCGAATACCAGACAAAGTTGCGGCGCGGTTTAGACCGGCTGTACAACCATGTCGCGACAGCCCACTCCAAGGTCACGCTCGAGAGGTTGAGACTGATACCCGCGGAATGCGGCAGGGAAACGCTACCCGAAGAACACCTCACGCGATCTATCTACAGCGGCGCGTGGTGCCGCCTGCGCAAGGACGGCGTATCCAGAACCATCACGACGCGGTACGACACTCCCTCCTCGGGAATGTTCACCCATCCCTATCTCAACAGAGCAATCACGACCCGCGAGGCGGCTCGTATCCAGTCCTTCCCCGATACGTACAGGTTCTACGGAGCCAAGTCGTCCCAGATGAAGCAGGTCGGTAATGCCGTGCCGCCGCTCATGGCAGAGGCGATCGCAAGGCGAATCTTGGAAGACTATCGGAGGAAATGA